GTGTCGGGAACTCCCCAACCTTCACGTCCTTGCACCACTCGATTCTATAGGGGGGCAGTACTTTGACACTCCCGAGCGTTTCTAACGTCTCTATGAGCCGTTTCCGGGGGATTGCGAGGCATCCGCTTGCGAACATCTGGATCGGTACTAGCTCCGGGGCTGCTTCGGCGTTGGCCAACTGGAATTTTAGGGCCTGCAGATGATCGGCCTTGGGTCTGAGGGCAGGCCTGGGCGGAATCGTTCTGCAGGGGTACGGGATGCACACGGTCGCCTGATGCTGATGGGCCAGCTCTGCCATGCGAGTAATGTCCGCGGGATCGAACTCGATATCGTGGTCGATCTGGATCCAAACATCTTTGCCACTGTCTAGGAACCACTTGGTAGCACGGCAACGTGATCGCGATATCAGTGCATCCTCGCGGATGGTTCGTAGATCTGTCTGACGATCACCGACACTGAATGTGGCTGTTAGGCCTACCCAGGACATAAGACAGGCTGCACTGATACCACCGTAGGCATACAGGCTGACGTGTATCGATGGCCTTGTGCCTGTTGTTGTAGGCTCATTCACCACGGTTGTGGGTTGTGGAGCGTAAATGAACGGGTCGTTCATGTTGGTTGCTGCTGTTGGATTGTTCATGGCTGTTTCAAATCGTGTTTGATTCTATCGGATGCGAGTATTGCTTCGTGACCTTTGGCTAATATGTATGTGATTGATCCTCTTGATACACCAATTGCTTTGGCGGTGTCGTCCAATGTTAAGCCTAGCTGCCTGAGTTCGTATGCACGCTGACAGAACTCCGGGGTGTACTGCTCCGGGTCGACGTGTATCTCCTCCTCGATGCCCGGGTCAAGCGAGCCGTCGTCGTGGTACTTCTGGGATAGCGGGTAGGACATGAGGCCTTTGTCGATGGCCCACTTGATCAGCCTGGGCGCTTCGTTCAGGAGCTTGGTTCGGTTGAGATCGTATTTGATGTTCATCAGAAGTTGGGTGAGGGATCGCTGAAGCGGCAGTACTGGCCTTCGTACCACAGAGGGACGATGCCGCATTCACCGTCGCGCTGCTTTGCAATGGCGATGATGGCCTCGCCGTTAGCCTCGTGACGCTCCCGGTTGAGCAGGAGCACCAGATCGGCATCACGCTCGATTTGCCCGGAGTCGGCCAAGTCAGTGAGGCGAGGCACTCGGCCTTTGTCCTTCTCGTTCTCCCGGTTGAGTTGAGCCAGGGCAACTACGGCTGTCTTGGTATCGGAGGCCACTGCCTTCAGCTTGCCCGATACTTCCGCAATCTCATAGGTCTTCTTCTCGGCTGACTTACTGCCATGAATCTTCTGAAGGTAATCTATGAGAACCAGTTTTACTCCCCACTTACGTTTTGCACGGCGTATTACCGCGGTGATTGTGGCAATACTGGATATGCCTGAGCCAGACACATAGTAAATAGGACTACCGGCCACTTTAGCTGTAGCTGAACCCATGGCCTTCATTCCTCCTTCATCCATCTCACCGGTCTTAATGTCCTGCATCGGTATGGATCCAACGGTCGAGACCATACGGCGCACGATAGACTCATCGGACATTTCCAACGAGATAAACAGGGTTGGCACCCGCTGGTCAATTGCTGCTGCCTTGGCAATGGCTATGGCAATGGCTGTCTTACCTATCGATGGCCTGGCTCCGATGATGGCTAACTCACCGAGCTGGAAACCATCGGTCAACTTGTCGAGACGATGGAAGCCCGAGGTAATGCCGCTCAACTGGCCTTTGCGGTTGAACCTTTCCTGGGTGCTGTCGATGAACCGACTTACAACGGACTTGGAGGATTGTACTTCCTCTTTGGAGGCCTCGACGGTGAGGCCTGCCTCGGCATTAGAGACGATTTGATCCACCGATAGGGTGGTGACAGCGGATTCACGTATCAGCCTGTCTCCGGCGAATCGCAGGTGTCTCCGGTGATGAGCCTCTAGGACAGCTTTAGCGAACTCGGTATAGTTGGACGGGCTTTGGCATAGCTCGTCGGCCTTGTTCAATTCCTCAAAAGGGGGGGTGATCTGAGGAATAGAGCGCTTCCACTCTTTGACCACGGTGGCTGTGTTGACTGCCTCGTGCCTGCCTATCAGGGCCTTGATGATCTCGTAGACCTGGCGCAGCTTGTCCTGCTGGATTGCATCCGGTGGTATACGGGCGAATACCTCGTAGCAGACATCGGGACCGCCGGTAAGGCAGGCACCGATCAGGCCGTACTCGTCGTCCTGGGCGTAGAATGGGTCGCTCATTGCCAGTCCGAGATGTTGAGGCTGTACGCGCCGGTGCCATTGTTCCCAGAGGGGGAGGTGCTTCGAGACTTGTCGATCTCACCGTTCCAGTTGTTCAACAAGGTCATCAGCTCCCGTCTCAAGTACTTGTTATCCGACTGGTAACGTACCTCCAAGGCAAACAAGTCTTCCTCTGGAGTCTTAAAATCGAAGACTTCTTTCAAGGCCTTCATCTCTTTTGTGCTCCACTGGGTTGTTGGTCGACGGCGGATCATTGCACCGACTCGTAGGCGGAAGGCTTCAAGGTCAGGGTTCAAGGCCTTCTCTTTCTTTGTATCTTCTTTAGGAGATGGAGATGGAGATGGAGAGCTATCTTCTGGCCATTGAGTGGCCATAGGTCCGGCTATAGTCTGGCTATGCTCTGGCCATGGCGCGGCCATTGGGGTTGCTATAGCGACCCCATTAGGGTCGCCATCATCTGGGCATTTTCCCCACCTTTTAGCCGCTCCATTGGCACCAGCGGTCGATTGTCGGGCTTTAAACGCCTGGTGCTCCTCCCGGACTTTTTCAAGCCTGGCGTTCTTTAGTGTATGGCCATCGCATAGCCGGAACTTAGCCAGGACATAGCCAACGCATGGCGACCCCATTAGTCCGGCCATCCTTGCCACTCGTTCTGGGTCGTTGGGAATGCTGCCTTTGGTCCACTGATGGCAGAGCAGTCTGATGTAGCCACCAACTTCCTCGGCGCTCATGTCGGATGTTCCTGCTAAAAAGTCGTCGGCGTAGAACAAAAAGGCAGGAGCCTTGCGTTTATTGTCCTCGTTCATTTAGAAGCCTTTGATACGAGGTGAGCACCTCTGTTTTCGTACGCTGCACCTTTAACTGCCTGAAGCATTTTGCAGATTTCCTCGACCATCTGAGGAGTGATCAGAATGATTGATGGATCCTCAAATCCGTTGTCTTGCTTAATGCAGACATATCCGGTGGTTGAAGCGTAGATTTCGGTGTCGAGTTGCGCTTGGAGGTGGAGAACTGCGTTTTGTGATTTCATGTTTTAAACGGAAAACCCCGTCACGCACCGTGCTAGGAACTCGCGGAGAAACAACGCGACGTTACACGATGCGGACGGGGGAAATTGGTTGAACATGGTTTCTCTTGTGGTGCCTGCGCTTGCTTCCTAGGGCTCACGCTGACGGCCTCTCTCTATAGTCTGTCCTGGTCGATGTCCACCGCTTAGTAAGCCGGCATCAGCACATCAGCCACCTTCTGGGTCAATTCGACATCCCTCAAGCAGTAGTTGATCGCCGCCTCACGGTCGGTCTTGAACAGCTCGCTGAACATGGCCCCATTGCCTGCCTTCTCGCCGAGCCCCAGATGCCTGCTGATGGCTCCGAGACTGCCGTGCGCCCTACTGTCGCCTAGCTGCCAAACCTCGCGCAGATCAACCACCAGGTCGCTCCAGTACCGGCCCTGCCGTATCCAGTAGGGTGGGGTGATCCGATGCTTCCAGCTCCGCTTGATGAGAAACGGTAAATCGAACGGCTTGGTATTGAACCCAATCATCGTAGGCTGGCGCTCCATGCTGGTGATCAAGCGCCACCATTGCTTGAGCATCTCGGCCTCGCCATCGGCATCGCAGCACAGCACCGATGGTGTCTCATGCTCGATACGGTAGCCGATGCAGAGGATCTGGCCCGACAATGCATCCAAGGCAGCGCCGCGGATGTAGTCGGACACGTGCGTCTCTTCTGCACGCTGGATCTTTTCTGCTATGAGATCCGGGTTCTTGATGTTGCCCAGTTTCACGTCGGAAGCAACGAACGGTGGGATGACCAATTCGCTCAAGGGCATCGGCCCTGTTTCGATGTCGAAGTAGATTTTATGGTTGGCTGGCATTTGGTTTACGGGGGTTGATTGCGTAGAAAGCTGTGTTTAGACCGACATTGAAGTGATCGGCGATCTCCCGGTAGGTGTAGCTGAGGTGGGTTTTACGCCATTCAGCGATCTCCTGGGCGATGTCCTTTTTGATGGAATACTTGCGATCTGTGTTTTTCTTTTCCTTGGGCCCCTTGTTGACCATTGCCTTGGAGTCCAAGTTTTGTTGGGGCTTTGCCTGAGGCTTCACGTACCCGGCAGGCGGAGCACAGAGCTCGGCGATACGTTCGGCGGTTAAATTGATGTGCATGAAAGTTAATGTGCGTTTGTCGACCGATGCGCACCCCCGGAATTTCCCATGAGTCCCCAGTAACAACAGGTTACCGGAAAGTGTTTAGATCACCTTGTCGCAGTGCGGGCAGGTCTTGCCTAGGGTTGGCCTGGTCTCCAGAGGGACAACCTCCAGCCATTCGCAGATCTCAATGTAGC